ATTCATTTTGATGGCGTCACCGAGTCCTTCGGCATGGACGCGGAGCCGCACACGGGCGCGCGCCGGTCGACGACGATCCCCGGCACAGCGTTTGTCGCCGGCGTGCGTCAACTGTTCGCGTAACGCCCGCTTTCGCGGCGGGTGTTTGCAAGGCCGCGGCGCGGGGCGAGATATCATCCCTTCTCCGCTTCGCGTCGCGGCCGTAGGAGAGGAAACAAGATGGCTCAACCGCGCAAAGTCAAAATGACCGAGGATGCGACCGAATTTTGGTTGCCGAGCTTGCAGGAAATTCACCCGGACTTCGCGGCAACCGCCGAGCGCCGTGCGGACGTTGAAAGCCAACGCGCCGCCGCCCAGGCCGAGCTCGGCGCGCTGCACGCCGACCTGAAGGCCAACCTGCCGAGCCGGCAATTGCGCGATAGCGTGGCTGAGATGCTTGGCGATGTCGTTGCGGCCGACGAGCGGCCAGCTCGTCTGGGCAAGCTGAAGACCACCGTCGATGATTGCGAGGTGGCGTCGGAAATTCTACGGCGCCGTCTCGATCAGTTGCGCGGCCCGGCAAGTGCCGCCGTGCGCGCCGCGATTGCGCCGGAGTTCGCCGCCCGCGTCGGCAAGATGTGCCAGGCCCTTGAGGTGGTGCGCGAGGCGCGCGCCGCGATTGACGCGCTGCTCGATGATTTGGAGGCAGGCGACGTTGACCGCGGGTCGCTCACCGATTTCCGCGGACACTTTCTCGGCGATCGCCGCGACGGTCATATCGACCGCTTTCTCCGGCAGGCAAAGGAGGCTGGATATCATGGCGGAAAATGAGAAACGGCGCATCGAGCGCGCGACGCGGATCGAGGGCCGTTCGGAATGTCTCACGACCATGAAAATCGACGGCGAGACCGTGCAAATGCGCACGAGCGCCTCGCCTGTCGAAGTCGCGATGGCCGTCAAGCGCATGGCGGCGCGCCGGCGCGCTGAGCAGCGGATGAAACAGCGCGGGCTGGAGGTCTAGACATGGCAGAAGACGCTGCCCGCTTGGTGGTAAGTTTGGAAGCGCGCGTGCAGAGTTTTGAAAAGGCCCTCGCCCGCGCCACGGGCGTTGCCGACAAGCGCACGCGCCAGATCGAGAAGCGCTTCCTAACGGCGAATGCCAACGTCTCGGCGAGCTTCGCCAAGCTGGGCGGTATCGTCGCCGCGGGTTTCTCTCTGCATCAGTTCCAGAAGCTGATTACCGAGGCGCAAAGCGTTCAAAACGCATTGCAGGTCGCGGGGCTGTCGGGCGTCGAGCTGCAGCGCGTTTACGATCAGCTTTTCGCATCCGCGCAACGCGCGGCCGTGCCCTTCGAGGGGCTCGCAACAGTGTTCGGACAGCTTTCCCTCGCGCAGGGGACCTTGAAGGCGAGCACGGATGAGCTCGTCCAACTCACCGATGTCGTCGCGCTTGGTTTGCGTGCGTCCGGCAAGTCGGCAAGCGAAGCGCAGGGTGCGTTGCTGCAGTTTGAACAGATGCTGGCGAGCGGCACCGTCCGCGCCCAGGAATTCAACAGCGTGATGCAGAATGCGCGGCCGATCCTGCAGGCCGCAGCGGCAGGCCTCCAAGAGGCGCACGGCTCCGTCGCCGAGCTGCATCATCTGGTGCTGCAGGGGAAGGTCTCCTCCGAGGCGTTCTTTCGCGCCATGCTGGCCGGCCGCGCCGTCATCGACGACCTCGCCAACAACGCTGTTGTCACGCTTGCCGGGCGCTTCGAGCAACTCTGGAACTCGCTCGTCAAGACCGCGGGCCAGTTCGACGCGGTGACGGGCGTGTCGGCGACGGTGGGCGGGGCGATTACCAGCGTCGCGGAAGGCATCGAGGACGTGGGCGAGTTCTTCGAGCGCAACGCGCGGCGCGTCGCGTTGGCCGCGGAGGTCATCGGCGACGCCGTCTCGCTCAATTTCACGGAAGCGCGCAAGGACATGGACGCGCTGATAGCGGCGATGGCGGATGCGAACCTGTCAGCGGTTCCCCGCGACTTCGCGGCGGGCATGAAGCGCGCGGCATCGCAGGCAGCGGCCGGCGTGCCGAACATCAAGCCGGTTTCGCTAACGGACTTCGCGCCACCTGTAGGGAAGGGCGAAGGCGGCGGCAGCAGAGCCGAGAAAACCGATCTCGAGCGTGAAACCGAGCGCCTGAAAAAGCAGACGGCGCTGCTGCAGGCGGAGACCGCGGCCCGCGCCCAGCTCAACCCGCTCATCGCTGACTATGATGCCAAGGTGGAAAAGGCCGTGATGCTGCAGCGGCTGCTGACCGCGGCGCAAGCCGATGGCGTCAAGATCACGCCGGAGCTGCGGCGGAACTTCGAGACGCTGGCCGGCTCCTATGCGACGGCCTCGGCGGAAGCGCAGAAGCTCGCTGAAACCCAAGAGCAGCTCAAGGCCAACGCGGAAGAGATGCGCGAGCTTGGCCGCAACGTGCTGGGCGGGTTCGTCAACGATCTTCGCCAAGGCACGAGCGCTGCAGAGGCGTTGGCCAATTCGCTCAACAAGGTCGGCGACAAGCTCTTTGACCTAGCGCTGGACCAGGTTTTTGGTGGCCGCGGCACTAAGGGATTGCTGGGTGGCACGGGCGGTGGCTTGCTCGGCGGCGCCATCATCCCCGGAATCCTGCACGACGGCGGTGTTGCTGGCCGCGACGGCTACGGTCACGGTCGCGCCGTGTCGCCCTCGGCGTTCGCGGGGGCGCGGCGCTATCACAACGGCGGCATCGCTGGGCTGAAGCCCGACGAGGTGCCGGCCATCCTCCAGAAGGGCGAGGTGGTGATTCCCAAGATCGCGAGCGTCGGCCGATCTGGAGGGGCGGCCGCAGGAGGCGCCGCGCCGCAGCTCGTGATGAACGCGACGTTCAACGTCCAGAACGGCACGCCGGAAGGCGTCGACAAGATGCAGAGCGAAGTGTTGCCGAAAATTCGCCAGATCGTCGACCAGCGCGTCGGGCAACTCTTCGACCGGAAAGCTCGATTTTCGCGGAGTGGCATCTGATGGCAACCCGAGGCGCAAAGCCGAAGCCGGCGCATTTACGCATCGTCAGCGGCACGCATCGACCGGCACGCCATGGCAGCCGCGACAAGGCACGCAAGGATGTCGCCAAGTCGCTCGTGGCGTTCGGCTCGCTACGGCGCCCGGCATACCTCGAGGGCGAGGCCCTTGCCGCATGGAAGCGTTTCATCGCGCCAGCGACGTGGCTGGACGGCAGCCGGGAACCAGCGGCGATTGCCTTCTGCGAGCTGTGGGCAGAATTCCGTCAGAGCCCCGGGGAGTTCCTCGCCGCGAAGCACTCGCAGATGCGCGCCTACATGAGCGAATTAGGCATCACAGACGAAAGAAATCGTGTCGGGGCCGAGCCCGAAGAGCGCGACGAATTTTTCGATTAGTCACCCGGCTTCGGTCGGAGGGCAGGAACTCTGCCATGCGTACACGAGCAACAACGCAACCGCCCCTGGGCAGAGGACCAACAATGAGCCTTTCACTTTCCGAACTGCAGAACAAGCGCTCGAAGCTCGTGCACGACGCGCGCGAAGCCTTGGCAGAAATCAAGCGCAACACGGATGACGGCCGCATGGCGGAACTCGAGGCAAGACACGATCGCATCATGGGCGAGTTCGACGATCTTGACGCTCAGATCGAGCGCGCCAGGAAGCGCCCGATCGGCCGTGACACCGATGCGCGCGGTATCGATGACGGCGACGCGCCTAGCTACCGCGGCGTGTTCCACAAGTTCATCTGCGCCGGCGGCGATCTCGGCGCACTCGATAACGACGAGCGTGCCACCCTTCGCGCCGGCGCGGCACCCGGCGAGCAGCGCATCCAGACTGGCGGCGGTGCTGGCACGGCCGGCGGCTATGTCGTGCCGACCGAGCTGGCCGGTTTTATCATCGCGGCGATGAAGGCGTTCGGGCCGTTGAACGACGAAAACGTGACCTCCGTCATCGCCACGACATCCGGCAACCCGTTGAAAATTCCGACCGTCGACGACACCTCTGTCACCGCTGTCGCTCATACGGAGGGCACGGCGCTGACGGACGATGGCTCGAAGGACGTGACCTTCGGCCAGGCGGCGCTCGACGCCTACGTTTTCGATACGAGCTTCATTCGGTTCTCCCACGAGCTGGCCCGCGATTCCATCTTCAACATGGAGAGCTTGCTCGGCGGTTTGCTCGGCGAGCGTCTTGGCCGCATCGCCAATTCGAAGCTGACGACCGGCAGCGGCAGCGGCGAGCCGCATGGCATCGTCACCGCGAGCTCGCTCGGCACAACGGCCGGCTCGGCAACGACGATCACGGGCGATGAATTAATTTCGCTTCAGCACGCTGTGGACCCCGCATACCGTGGGTCGCCTAAGGCGAGGTGGATGTTTAACGATACGACGCTCGCCGCGATCAGAAAACTGA